TAAGGTACAGGATCTAAACTTCAACCACCCAGTGAAGTTTATCGCCGCAAGCAATGTGAATGCTGCTAGCTTTTTCACCGACACAAACAAGGTCAAGCTCCAGATCAACGGCACGGATGTGTCTGATTTCAAATACGTTGTGCCCAACTTTACTCAGGCGGCCTGTTATTTCCACTGTCCGTATGCATTGGGTAACACAGATGACTTCTTCCTGTACCCCTTCTGTTTGGACACTTCCCGTCTTCAGCCCACTGGTACACTGAACTTTAGCAGACTGGACACGGCTCGCATACTCAGTGAGACGGCCAATATTGATTGTGACTTTTATGCAGTAAACTATAACGTTCTTAGAATTGAGAATGGCATGGGTGGTCTCATGTACGCAAACTAATTTTGTAACCTAATTATAAAAAGATGATTCGTTTTCTTGTTATTTTAGCTATTATTTTCGTTTTAACCTATGATCCCAGGTCAAAAACTTTAGATAAATTCATTAACGAACCCAACAAGAATGGTCAGTGTTGTTCTAGCACCGACTACAGGGCAAATCATCCAGTCCAGTGTGAACCAACTTATTTCCAGGGAGTTCAATTTGGCAATACTGAGTTAGGGTGTCCAGCTCGCTTGCCCAAAGTCAACGAGGGTGCGATAGTTTAGAATTTAAAAAATCACTACGTACATTAATAATGTTTGACTTTGCCAATCGCGAAACACTCGTGCTCATCGCCGTTCTCGTATCACTTGCAGCCACATATTATCTCTACACCGAGATTAAACGTCAAAAAGAGGACATTAACAACGTCAAAACCTTCGTGTCCCACAAGCTCGCTCGTTCACCTGCTAATGAAGCAAAGAAACAACCCAAGAGGAAACCCGTTGAAGAGGTCGAGGAGATCGAGGAAGAAGAGGAGGATTAATTTGGGTGGTTATATTAGAGGGATAAATCCCGATGTTGAGAAAAGAAGAAAGACATAAAGCAATAGCTATACCTGTTTCATACGCCGACGGCAAGCCGAGATTTTTAACAGTCAAAGACCGTAGATTTAAAGAATGGATATTTGTTACTGGTGGATGCCACAGAAGGGAGGTGCATAACCCCCTTCGGTGTGCCCTTCGTGAACTCGAAGAAGAAACCCGTGGAGTTATCTCCTTACACCAGGGAACATACAGTGAATACGTTCACAAGTGTGAAAATCACACAAAGGATGAAGAAGTGAATCTTATTTATCACATCTACATCATAGACTTCAATGTACCCAGACCTAAACAATTTGAATTTATTTCCAGATTCGATGATGCCAAAAGAATAATGGATGAAAGGAAGAGAAGAAAATTAAGTATCAAAAGAACACATGATGAAAATGATGCAATGAGTTTTGATACATTGGATGAATTCAAAAGAAAAAAGATTTGGGATTTCATGAATTCAGCAGTGCTTGATAATCCAAATTTTTTACAGGCACTTAACACGTTAAATCGTAAAAGATTTTGTATTAGATAATATCAAATGCCTAACAATAGTAAAGCTTTTAACATAAATACTCTCTGCAACCTCAGAGGTATCAGCCCAGATTCAGATGAAGCCGAGGCCATGAAGGAGTGGACAGTTCTACAGTTACTTAACGCGATCAAGGTTGAAAGAGACAACAGGAAGGTTCCACCCCCGCCGGAACCTGAGGAGGAAGAGGACATAAGCATTTCCAGAAGAGTGGGGTGCGAACATTAATTAAAAATAATACTCACTGATTAATAAATGTTTAAACAGTGGTGCTCTAATCAGGGGTTCACAACCCCTAAGGTATCACCTACCCATGTACTCATGGATGGTGGAGTTCTAGAAGTACCATTTGATAGATTGGATGATTTTTATAAAACATGCGTTCAATGTATCAAATCTGGAGAACAAATTTTTGTTGTTGAACAAAAAACCGATGTGTATAATTTCTTTTTGGACATAGATTACAAAGATGCCTCGGAGTTGGATCTTGACGAAATAAAATCAATTTCATTAGATGTGTGTTCAAAGATTGAATCACTGGGCTTGCCTTTCACATGTATGATTTCGGTTGCAAAACCCAAGACCAAGGATGGTATGGTCAAGACTGGAATTCATTTCAATTGGCCTGATCTTCCTGTAAATCAAGAGGGAGCTATTCACCTTAGGTGGCACATAATATCAACTCTTAACATTTCAAAGAGAGGTGACTGGTCACAATATGTTGACGGTTCCGTTTACGGGGATTTGGAAACCGGAACGAAGGGTAGCGGTTTTAGAATGCCGTGGTGTCACAAGAAGGGCAAACATGCAGAATGTAAGGGTCAGGGGTGTGCAGTGTGTGAGTACACAGGAAAGCTCACAGAGGGGGAATATCTTCCAGTATTTAAGTATTCAGAAAAGGGATTGTCTCCGCACCCACAAGAAGTCAGTGTGAACGGTCTATGGATGTGCACAGTGAGATCCGAGGCTCAACCACTTGATGTTCCAGTTGGACCAGTTAGTGTGGAGGTTAAGAAAAGGGAAGGAAATTTTAAAAGTTTGCAAACCAAGAATGAAGTGGTTGATAGTGAACTTTCTGCACTTTTGGAAACTTTTGTTAGGTTGAACATGCCTGGACAGTCAAAGTCCAGGATCAAAAAAATTTACAAATACAGAGATACCTATCGGATAGAAACAACATCTCGGTACTGTGAAAACATAGGAAGAAATCACAACTCCAATCACGTATGGTTTTTGGCAAGCAATAAAACTATTTGTCAAAAATGTTTCTGTAGGTGCGAAACCATGGAGGGAAGGAAACATGGGTTCTGTAAGGATTTTGCAGGAAGAGCACATCACCTACCAAAAACTGTATGTGATATTTTGTTTACTAAAGTTAAGAATGATCCTTCTATTGTTTCTAATAATAATAATGGGAGTGTTGATAAAACTAACAAAAAAACCACACCCAGAAAACCTGAGAGATCTAAAGCTTAAACTAAAACCATACTCGGGTCTTAACAAGGATTTGTACCTTAGATATGTCAATAACATAGAACTTTTTGGTGAAACACGTGATGAAGAATTTCTTTATAAAGCACTTGATAATGCACAAGAACTACAATTATATGGAACAGAAGAATTTCAGGATGTTATTAATTCAGTGGCCATAGAAGGTGAAAGATATCTTGTGGGAACAAACATATCTTTTGTACCAAGATACTTAAACGATTTAGAATATTTTTATTCAAATGACGGTGATAGTAACTAGATCCGGGCGTATTGTAAAAAAACCGGTTCTTTATGAACCACAGGAAGTATGTGAAGATGATTACTCAGATGATGAAGAATTTTCAGATGATGAAGAAGATATCGAAGAAGAGGATGAGGAGGAAGAGGAAGATGATGATGAGGACGCCGATGAAAAAGGTAATCTAAAGGGTTTTGTGGTCGAAGACGACGAGGAAGAAGAAGATACTTAAAGTCTAAACCTTTAATTAAAACAATGAACTCGATAGATACAAACCACGGAACATTTAATTTACCGAGCAAGATAGATGATTCCATGGAACCGGAAAAACCCATGCACGAAGAGGAGGATGAACAACAAGAATTTGAATTCCCCCAAATGATGTACCCACCACCCCCACCACCACAATTCCAATTCTCGCCACCAGTGAATGAAAAACAATCAACGTCTTTCTTTACCGATGGAGACAACAAAATGTATTTTATAATATTATTTGTTGCATTTATACTTGGTTTTTTCATGGGTAAAACCATGCAGCCAATCATAATCAGGTCTACATAAGTTTACTGACCGAAGGATTATCAAACGGAACGTATCTACCCAATCTAAGCATGCTCAATTTAGATGGATCATATAATTGTGTGACTCCACCCAAACCAGAACGCTTAGATATTGGCCAGTCGTACCCATTAAAATCTCCTATGTCACCGTAATCAGGTGTTGAAAGTGATCTGGTTACGGATTCTACTGTATCACTTTCTAATAAGTCCTCAAAAACCACGGATGGGGACACATTGGGTTCTTTAACTCTTCTTGCTTCATAGAGTTTTATGAAAAACCAAGCCATTGCGGATATCATAAAAAGTGTTATTAAATTCAATATCATACTTGATATTAGTCTACATTTTTCTTACGTTCCTCAATCTCCTTGGCAACAATCTGGTCGGCCTCCATGACGAGTTCCTCGATGGGTGCATCTGGCTTCTCCTTCTTGAGACGCTCAAGGACTTCAGCTGGGTGGGTAAGAGGAGGTTCATCCGGCTTGGTGTAAAACTTGGAATTTTCATCACCTGGTTTAATGAATGGTGTATCAGAATTTTCCAGAGGTTTAGCCGCCATGTCTCGCTTGCGTTCCTCAAACATCTTAGCAGCCATTGCCTGATTCTCACGATACTTGGTCATAATCTCTTCAAGCTTATCATCATTGTAGTGAACATCCTCAATGTGATCGCGGTCAGGTGGTATCAGAAGCCACTTATACATGTCCACCACATAAATGTCAAAGGTTGCATCCTCTTTCTGAAGTCTCTTGGCGTGGTTCGCAGCCTCTTCACGTGAAGGGAAAGCTCCGCGAATCTTCAGACCAAACTTATCATTCTTTTGGGGACAATCTGGACCAACCAGGGACATACATGCGAAAAGTTGTCCAGGGACAGTAGTATAATCCTGTTCAAGAGAACCCATTATAGTAATAATATACTTTTAATCTTTAAATAAGGAAAACGAACGTTAATATAATAAGTATGGAGGAAGTACGAAGACACCACAACAACCTTAAGCGTGAACTTATCAAAAGGGTCACCCAGAGGGGTCAATGTGTGTTGGATGTTGGGTGTGGAATGGGTGGTGATCTTAAAAAATGGAAATCAGTGGGTAATCTGAAACTTTTTGCTTGTGACCCAGACCGTGATGCTCTGACAGAAGCAAAAAAACGTTCCAAAACCATAGGTATAGATGTATCGTTCTATCATGGTGATATAATCAATGTGAAGTTACCACCTCAAACATTCGATGTCATATGTTATAATTTTTCAATCCAATATTGTTTCGAAAATGAAAAACTTTTTCACAATACAATCGAATATATAACACATCATTTGAAGGTTGGTGGAAAACTTTTTGGTTGTGTACCTGACTCGGATATGATTCTCATGTGCACACCATACACAGACCCATTAGGAAACTTTTTCACCAGAAAGTCCGACACAGGCATGGGTAGGTTCGGTGAAAAACTCTATGTTCAGTTAGTGGACACACCATATTATGCAGAAGGACCCAAATCCGAACCCATAGCATACAAGGATCTCCTTGTCACCTTTCTGGAATCAAAGGGAATCATGCTCATGGAATGGAAACCAATGGGTAACACTGGTCTAACTCAAATGTATAGTCAATTTATTTTTGTTAGGTACAAGTAAGTATGTTACTGTTTTTGTTACTTTTGGTATTGAATGTGTGGTCTCTCGTGACACTGAAACAGCCAGAAAACCTAAAAAAGGTGAAAGAACTGTACACCGTTTTTCTAAATAATGTACCTCCTGAGTGGCCTATGCTCAAAAAGAGAGCTATAATAACTGGTTTCCACGATAAAAAAAAGGAAATAGGATACAATCTA